AACTTGATTTACCACAACCTTCTTGACATTGACCACATGCTACCAATGTGCAATCTGGACATTTACCATTAATTGGTCTAGATGCCGTCCATTTTGGATTGATTTGATATAAATTCATTAATCTAGTAAAATCCGTTCTCTTATCCATTACTATCACATTTGGTGCTGGACTAGTAACACCCCCTATTCCAAACTTCTTGTCTTTTTTATATTTTTCCAAAGCATTTTTTTGTCTAACCGAAATGTCATCCGTAACTTTTTCAAAATCTTTTAATTTCTTACCATCACCCGCTAATACCATTTTAAATTCGTCCCATGTCATTTTATCAATATTAGAATTATCTCCTATCTTTTTCACGCATTGATAAGAATTAGTACCACATGTATTATTATTATTATTTCTATTCCAAAAAACCATATTTTGTTCTGATTTATGAGGACACACTCCCTTTTTACAAATAAAACAATTAGGTGGATCGCCTGACCAATTACCAGTAGAAAATCTATATTGTTTTTCTTTTGCAAAATTTTTACAATCATTTTGATTTAAAACTAAATTTGCTTCTACATTACCATTATGCTGTAGAGTATATAATGAATTATAAACTGTTGAACTTTGAGTAAAAAATTTCCAATATGGAAAATTAGGTTTTTCATACATTTCCTTTTTTACACTTTTATTATTACCCCAATTTTGTCCATTTTTATTTCCTAACATAACACTTCTTATTTGATTATTATCGGACATATAAGTATTTTTAATTCCTATTGGGTCTTTTTTGAATATTATCTCATTTTCCTTTATTTCTATATCATGAGCATTTGACATAATATGAACAAAATCATTCCAGCAAGGTTTTTCATCTTTTATAATTTTTTTTGTTTTTTTCGATAATTCGCCATGGCATGCTTCCTGCCAAAAAATACTTTTATCCATATGACCCGGCTCTTTTATTTTTTCTGCTGTCGTTTCTTTTTCAAATTTATCCGATTTGGAGAAAATATCATTGTAAAGATTTTCCACCCAACTAGAGGGTTCTTTATACTGAATTTGATCATGTTCTTGTTTATTACGAAGTTGATTTTTATTATTATACGTTGTATAATTTTTAGGAGCATATCTACCATTTGTGCAATTAGAATCTTCCCATAATTTATTTAAACAATCAACCGGTCTTTTTATTATTGGGTTAGAATCTGCATTTTTATAATCATCCTCACATGGATCTGTTTCTTTATCATAACAAAATCTTCTATATAATCTAGCTTCGTCATAATCTCTTGATTTAGCTTTTTCCGGAAACTTTCTCATTACATCATACATATTTATATAGCTAAACTCATATTTTCTACCATTCGCATTTTTCGATTCTTCTATATTTTGAAATTCCTTCATTTTTTCTTCACCAAATTCAGTTTTTGCAATATTATATCTATTTCTATAATTACTAGTTTCATCACAACCAGAATTTACCCACATTTTTTGCTTACATTCATCCGAATGAATACCTTTATTTAATACACCTGGAACTAAACAAGGGAAATCTGCTTTTAATTTTTGACAATCGTTTATATTTTTTATCATTGGACCTGTAAATCCTTTTGATTTATCTAATTTTCCTTTACTCCAACCTAACCATGAATTTATTTTTTTACCATTATCTAAAGTTATCTTTGGCCAATTACACGAATCTAATTTTGGATATTTTGGAACATATTCTCCTTCTAACTCTACTGTAACTTCTTTTTTCTTTTTTTTATCAAAATATTTTACTATAGTTTTATGATCATTATTTTTTTCCCACTTACTTTTATGGGTTTTATCATAAACAAACGCTTTTCCTTCAACTGGACACCATGCACATAAAGATTTTGCTCTTCCCGTCATTTGATTACAATCTTTAACTTCCTCGCAAACCAAACGATCCAATTGTCTTCTACAAGTATTTCTTATATCTTTATCTGGAGGACTCCAATTTTTTTGAAAATTAGCACAAGAATCAGTTGGTGGCATAAGCTTACCGGTCGGGTCTTCACTACCTACCATTGCTCTTGCTGAACCTTCGTCAGGATATAAACACATACCACATTTCGTCCCAACCAAAGAATTGCAAAAATTAACAGCGTTATTTGTATCTTGATAAGCCTGATTTATTTGAATACATTTTTTATTTTCTCCTACTATTGGATGTGGTTGGACAGGTAAGGGTTCTTCTTTATTTTCTGTAGTTATATTACCATCATCATCTTCTTTTAAAACTTGACTTTTTATAGGACTACCACCACCACCCAAATCTTCACCATCAAACAGTTTTTTTGAGTTGGTTCCTTTAACTGCTGCTGTTGCTGCATTTGACACATTAATTTTTTTAACCGTGCTATCCATATATTCATCGTATTTTTTCTTAGTGGTAATTGGCTTCACTTCATTCACATTAAAACCTTCTTTATTATTAAAAATATCGTTGAATAACTCTTTATTTTGAACAAATACCATACTTAATATTATAAAAAAACCTATGAGTATAATTAATCCTAAAATAGCAGATTTATCGCATTTCATATATATAATATATTATATAATATAATAATATATTATGCATTAATTTCTTTCTGGCATATTTTCGCAACAATGTGCGGAACTTGGACCCGGTGACCAATAATTCCACCGTTGTGATGTAGAACCACAACCCCAACCTCTAAAACGACCTTGCCACCATCCTTTTCTATCTAATGTCCATCCACTATTACACACATTTTCTCCACCATCTTTATATTCTATAACTTGACTACTATGACATAAAGATAAATTTTTTCCCGTTGATTGACTTGCTGTTGTTTTACAATAATCGTCAGCTGCTTTTTTACTACGAAACGAATAACCACCATATGAACCTATGTATTTTGGTGGTTCTGGTTCAATCCAATTTTTGTTTCTCCAAGTGCTCATATTTCCCATAGCACCATTTCCTACTTTCATTTGATAAGGATCTGTATAAATATCGCATTGACCGGCATCCCATAATTTCAAATTTCTAGGTCTTTGAACATATTTACAATTTTTCATCTCAGCGCACTTATCTTGACAATCTTTTGCATTTAAACTTCCTAATCTTATTTTACCATATCTACCTTTATCATTTAATATATGAAACGTTTCTTTATTATTATTATATAAATATCCTCCAACTATTGTTAAAATTAACATTCCAATAAATATTAAAACTTGTTTAAAACCTGTCATCATATATATAATATTTATTATTTTTTGTAAATATTATATGATTAATATTTTTTATATTCGCAACGTTTTTTCTGACCAGGAGCCGGATCACCAAATGTAGCATTATCACATGTAATATTTCCTATTTCAAACCCTTTCATGGTCCATTTATCTCCAGTTCCATATCTAACTAAACCTCCTCCTTTTCCCCATTCCTTTTTTGGATTACAATACTCCCAACGTTTTCTTCGATCTGTTGTATAACACCAAATTTTACTGTCATTATCAGCCTGCCTACAATAATTATGGTCTCCTACACCATTCGTTTTCTCTCTTAATCTCTTTTTAACTACACCATTTCTTCTATGATATTTATCACTTGTCCAATTTTGACAAGTTCTACCACTTGGCGTTTTGTCTTGAGTTCCTCTATAACCACTCCCTCTTGACCCCATATATGTTTCGGAATTATCTGGTGCTTTTCCAGTCAAATTACAAATTCCTCCTTCATCGGAACATTTTTTCCAGTCTAAATTATTATTTTTTATATCTTCTTCTTGACCTTTTGGGGTTTTATATACTTTGGTTCTATAACCACCATACCATGAATACCACCACCATGCTCTTCTACCTCTATTAGACGGCGTTTGATTTACCCAAGACTGATTGCAATGAGCAGGACCCCATGGCCAATACCATTCCCACCATCGCCATCTATAATTACTAGGTGCGGAGTGACATTGTGTTCCAGTTCCTGTTTTATTACTACAATAACATCTTCCCCATCCTTGTAAGCCAAAGTATTTATAATCCCTACATTTATCAGCACACATCATAGCATCATTTCCCGGACCCCATCTAGCTACACGACCTTTATATGAACTTCCACTTCCCATTTTAGGACCCCAATACCAATTCCACCTTTGAGAATCTAAGAAATCACCAATATATTTATGGGGTTTAATAGGTGTTTTACCTTTTTTATCATATACTGTTCCGCCCCAATAATTACTGTTACCCCACCATGACCAACCATTGGCAGCATACCTATCTGTGGTTATTGGACAAAAACCGCCTCTTGTTTTTTTAGATACACGACAACCTAATCCCCAACCACCCCAACGATTGGATTTACCAAATGTAAATCGATTACAACCCGGCTCATCCAAACATTTTTGAGCACATTGTTCGACAGACCAATTACGAGAACCCCAACCATACCATTTAAAATATGATGATGACCAATCGCAATCTCCACCTTTGGCATTTGTTTGTGATTTTTCAAAAACTTTTTTGAAACAATTTCCTTCACCTACATTATTGGGTTTATTACCAGACATTTCATTTTTTTTATTTAATATTTCTTGGTCAGTAGCTTGTATTGGTAGTTTATCTGTTTTACAACTACTATCTTCTCCATGATTAAATACATTTTCAGTTCCTAAATGAAAAATTTGTTTTCTTTTTGAGTTTAAATCAAAACTAACAAGTTCTTTCCAACCGCTATCGTAAAGCGTCATTGTTGCTCCATTTAATCTTGTTTGTGATCCATCCGGTCTATTATAAACTATTATTCTTGTTATTGTTTCATCATTCGGCCAAGAAACACGAACCCATCTATTTCCACCACGATGTGTATGAACTGAATTAGCCCAATTTTGATGATCGCTTTTACCACCATCATTCATTTTATTTGGTGGTCCTCCCCATCCCCAATCACTAGCTGATGTTGTTCCACCATTTGCTTTTAATGCAACATTTTTATTACGATCATTATATACTTCTATTTCTTGAACATGAAGATAAGTGGTATGAGCTATTACCAAATGTCTCCCAACCTTTCCCTTAGCATCAAATACACCAGCTTTTTGATATTTTTTTGTTCCAAATGATTCTTGAACAAATGATTTATTATAACAATCAAAATTGTTACACACTTCTTCTTCTAATAAGCCTTTTTGTGTAGGACAAGCTTGTCCTCCTCTTTTTGCTTTTTCAATTATAAATCTTGCTCTTGTTCTTTTACCAGCTGACCCGTCAGTTTTACATGGTTTCGAACACACAGTCCAACCACTCCAATCACTAACAATACAATCTTGAGGACGTGGAAATTTATCATTTAATTCTGATAATACTTTATTACAACTATTTCCACAATACGATACTGGATTTTCTTCATTCGCATCGCATTTTTTTTCCAATACCATGTCATCAATAGATATATATTTCTCTGCTCCGCTCATTTTTATATCTTCGGCTGGAATACCAGGCCAACCAAAGTATTTTCTTTGTTTTGCATATTTTTCCTTTTTAACTTGTTCATTATCACCTCTTTTTGCTCTATATTGTTCTCTATTTATTTTTCGAGAACCATCTTTTCTAGCAACCCAAAATAATTGCCATAATCCTTGATTGTTCATTTCATATAAATAACCCCATAATTTTACAGAACCATATGAAGTTTTATGTGTATAATTCATAAAAAACCCGGGATATTCTTCTGAACGTGGCGGAGGGTCTCTTCCATAACAGCCTTGAGACGCCTTAACTTTATTAGGATAATCTGCTTTTGAACCTTTTTTATTTGCTATTACAGGCAAATCCATAATGCGTGATTTATATTCAGCCGAAGATTCATTCAATATCTTTGTATATTCAGGGTGAAATTTTCCTTTTTCTTTTTTAAATTGAGGATTTTCTTTGCCAGCATCTTCACAACCAGAATTTCTCCACACTCTCTCCCTACATAATTCCCTAGCTTCATGATTGTCATTATTTACGTTCCCCGTGCCATGATATTTGTTATCACAAGGATTTGCTTCACTTTCTTTATTATCACACCACATAGAACTTTTAATAACTGTTCCTATTGAACGTTTTGCTCCATCATTATTAATCATATCTGTATATGTCGTTTTCATACCTTTCTGAATATCCTTATAATTTCTTCTAGTATTCATTATATCAGGTATTTTATTATTTACTAGATCATCGAATGTTACACTATATGGTTTTTCTCCTGTACAACCAGACGTTTTCTCCCATAAATCTTTTAAACATTTTTTTGAATGAGCGCTACCCTTTTTAAGTGGATTTATACCCGTGCTGTGATATGGCGTAATACAAGGATTTGCTTCAGCAAAAGCAGCACAATCATCACTTTTTAATAAAGGTGATTTTAAACCTAGTTCTCGCCAATCATATTGACAACTATCATTAGTAATCCATTTACCAGCGCCATATTTTACATTTTTATCTTTTGTCATAGGTATTACTTTTCCTGTAGCTGGACAATAACCACATAATTCATTACCATTATTATCTTTATGTGGAGGTATAAAAGCACAATCATCTTTTGCTTCATCACATTTTTTTCTATCCTGTAATTCCATGCATTGATCTTTATTAGTTGTCCATTTCTTTTCAGCGCAAACATTTGTCATTGGTCCATTTTTATTTCCAAATCCATAATAAAATTTACCATAACCATCGTCCGCACAAAATCCACAATCACCATCGTCTAATTCTCCACAATGTTTTACTTCTTCGCATTTAGAAATTTTTTTACCAATATCAGTATCATTATGATGAGAACCATCACTACCTGAAAATGTCTTCTCATGTAACATACTACTTGGAGCCGAATCTTCATCTCCGGTAACTTCAAAATCTTGAGATAACATATCGTGTTCTTTTTCATCAGGAGCTTCCATCTTATCAACTAATCCTTTTTTATCGGGAACATCTAAAAAACTTGTATCCATCTTAGAACCTTGGTTATCTAATTGAATAAAATCACTTATACCATTCCCATTATCATCTTTTGGAGGTTCTGCCATATTATTTCCGGGGTCATTAATTTTATCTTCATATAAATTTCCCTGACCTTGTGCTCGATATGCTGCTGTTTCATCAATCCAAGTATTTGCTTGATTCAGCATTTCATTTTGTTTTGCATTTAATTGGCCATAATCGCTAGCAGTAAAACTTTTTGCTCTTTCATCTGCCTCATCTTTATCTTCAAGCATAACCATATTTACTTTGGCTTCTTCTCGATTTTGAATTGATAAAGGATCTGGATCCCCACCTAATTTATCCATTTCGAATTCAGAAATCATCAGATCATCATAAGGCACTTCTTCGTCAGCATTGAAACCTTCATTTATACTAAAATCCATTAAATCTTCTCCCTTGCTTTTTTTATAAATAAAAAATAGTAATACAAATATAATTATAATTCCAATGATTAAAAGTATCTTCATATATTATTCTATTAGATAATATTATCAATTATATAATATTATTTGTAAATTAGTAAATTGTTATTATTTAAATGATACTACGATTTCAACTTCTTCTTTCTTAATACTTTTAGAAGCAGATACAGACAATTCTTCTCTTAGCTTTCTTGTTTTTATTTTATTATCCTTTTTCTTTTTACTTTTCGTTGAACTATTTCTTTTATTCATATCATTATTTATTTCATCATAATGTTTTTCTATGTAATCTATTATCTTATTCTCTAAAACCCATCTAAAAAAATTTAATTGACCTATCGTAGTCTGAATAAACTTATCTTCTTTATATGGTATATTTATTCTATCCCAACGACAAAATGGATCAAATCTTTTTTTAGAATACGCTTTTAATTTTAATTTGTAATCTATATAAACTTTAAATCTGTATGCTTTATCTTCGTGGTTTTTTAATGTATATACCACAAAATTTTTTTTACTATAATTTGTTGAAAACCAATCAATTAATCTCAAAGAAATTTTTGATTCACCGTTAATAATATTCAATATTTTATCTAAATTATTATCTTTCTCATAAAATTTCATCAAATTTGTTAATAATAAACTATTTTGTGTCTGTAAATTAGATGACATTATAAGTGTTATTGTCACATACTATTTAAATACTTATTTCTTTATTCTTTTTTAGGTTCTTCAAAACCACTTATTTTTGGTCTCAAAAATGTATCTTGTATTCGTAAATCTTCTAAATAATTATTACCTATTAAATATGGATTCCTTGATATATTACCTACTTTATCTCTACTAGATAGCCGTTTCGATAATGTGCTCTTTTTTAAACTGGATTTTACCAATTCTTCTGATTGTGACCTCATTATCATTTCTGTTTCTAATTCTCCCAAATAAAATGATGTATTTTGATCTTCATTTATCTTTGTTTTTTGCATTTCCCCCTTTTTCCATACATGAACTACATATTTTGACATAATTTATATATTACTATATTATATCCATTAATTTTTAATTTATATTTAATTTAATAATTATATAATATTATATTATATGAATACTCTAACAACTTTTATTATAGGAGGCACATTATTTACTATATTTTGGAAATTTATTAATTCGAAAACTATGAAATCTTCTCCTATTCACATAAGACAAATTTTTGAACCATTTTTCCTCGGAATATATCTTAAATTTTCGAAATATAAAAAAAAAATGAAAGAAAATGTTAGAAATTATTGTATAGTTTATATTATATATGCTTTAGTTCCTATTCTGTTTTTATTATTATTTCCTGCCATTGCCTGCGTTTGGAAAACAGGAATATTAGTTGTTTTAATATGGTCTATTATGATTTATTTATATACCAAAATAGCTACCAATAAAATTAATTAATCTTTTTTTACAATACACATTTGCTTTGCAAATTTAAAATGTGTGTCATTTTTAGTGCCTTTTTTTAAGTTACATTCTAAACAACATATAACAACGTTATCATTATT